AAATTCCTTGATTTGAAGGATTAGTTCTTTTTGCTTGTTGTTCCTATCGCCATCAAACAAGTCAATATCCAAAGAAAACAAGTTGTCAAGAGCAAAGATTTTAACCCCTGCCTTCAACAACTCTTTCATGTCGTGGAATATCTGTTGCCATTTAGTGCCATATTCATTGTTGTACAAAAACAACCTTCCGTCAAGCCATTGGTCAATCCTGTCGCCTACAGCTTGTGGAACATAGTATTTCCCATCACCATAATTTGACGGCTTTAGATGTAACTTTCCAGCGGCAACCATTTGAATCCATGTTTTCAGAATGTCTGGCCTTAACTCACCGCTCCATAAAGCGACATTTGTTCCTTGTTCAACTATGTTAAGCAAAAGTGAGTTCAACCAAGATGACTTTCCACTGGAATTGCTGCCAGACAACAAAGTGACCTCCGACATATTCAAACCAACAATGGCACTATCAAGTTGCGTGAACCCAGTTTTGACATGTTCAATGGATGAAAGGTCGATTTTCTCAATATCACGCATACATAGCCATTTCTCGCCAAGTTCTGGAATCTTTTCCTTGATTTCATACTTGGGCTTTTGTGGTCGCATATACAACATAGGACTTACTGACATATATTGCGGTTGTCTATCATAAGCGTTAGGCTCGTAGAACAACCGCACATCTTGCCAACGCTTGTCCTTGCAATGGGAATGAGTGCAGTTAAATGTGATACGCCCGTTTGTGTCCACAAACAATGCGCTGTCCCATTTTTTGCGGTCACTATGGCTTTCTATCCATGGGCAAGCCTCAAGCTCATACATGGTGCTGCCGCCATTTGACTTTTCACGATACTTGATACCATGTTCATCTAGCCATGCCTTTAGGTTAAATGGTTGCTGCATGTAGTTGTTGCCTCGGAAAGTAGTATTGACAGGCTTTGGTTCTTCCTTCGGCAACAAATCTGCAATCTTGCGGAACAAGTCATCATCATTAGGCGATAAGTCTTGCGGAACTTTCACAATCCGTGCAATCCTCCATTTTCTATCAACACTATCTGCCCCCTTCTTTGCCCAAGTGCCAATAAGTTTGTCAATGCGTGCTGGGTTGAACACTTTCTCGTCAATCTCCACATCGCCATCACTAAACAACTTGCTTAATGACTGCAAGAACCTTTTTACAAGTTCCGTATGTTCATCATCATTGGGCATATTGCAAGGCAAGTAGCAATGCCACCCGTTGCCGCTTTGCGTGATAATCGGTTCGTTGAAACCTTGCTCTATCAAGTAACGATAGATTGTGACACACTTTAAATGTGCTTTTTCAAACTCATCATCACTTGCACTGATACCAGCAGCCCTGTTCGGGTCAAGGTCAATCATTACAAACCTACGCCTTGTGATGTCGCCATCGGTTGTAGTACTTTTAGGTTTCTTGATGAACTTGTCACGTTGCTCGCGGCTATACAAATCAGCATTGATGTCGTTAAGCGTGAAATATGCCTGCATAACACCATAGTATTGCTCGTTGTTGCTTGAAAGCAGTGGTTGTAGGTTGGTTAACAGCGTTTCTAAGTTAGTGAAATATCCGCTAAATGTGGTCTTTCCCAACAATCGAACCTCAACAAGTTTCCCATCACCTTTGAAAACCTGCCACCATTGGCGTATTTGTTTTTCGTCTATATCGTACATGGCGCATTCAGTCTTTTGTTAATTTAGTGATGCTTTCTTTACCAAGTTTTTTTGCAATACGTTCAGCGCAATCCTTGCAAAAAATCCTGTTTTTGTCACCTTTAACGATACCAAGATAGGTATATTCATCATCAGTGAATTTGTGGTTACAACAAAAACAAGTACAAGGAGTGAAACTCATACATTTGCGTGCATCATGAAAAGTTGAGAATTTCAAGAATTGTCCAATATCAGTTACCTCATACCTCTTTCTGATAACTTTATCTATAACGTAGCTCATTTCTTTATCCATTTTTTTTGTATCTTGCTCCATGTCAATGTTCCTCTACCATTATTCAACACAATTTGTGCGCCATCTGGTCGCTTGTCATCATCATAACCATCATATATCTTTTGTCCTTCAAAATACCATGCGGTGTAAAGGTAGCACTTGTAGTAGTCGTTCCAGTTCAGCGCGCCACCAGTGATAGGGTGATAGGATTTGTCGTTTTCGTTGTTTGGGTCATAAACAACATTATCGCCTTGTATGATTAGGTCATTGAAAGTCTTGTCGCGCAAGTACCTTTCAAAGTCTTTTTGGAACTTTTTTTCGCGTGTAGTAACATAGACCTTGATATGTTGCAGTACGTTGTCCTTTTCTTTATTGGAAAGTTTGTGCCAGTAATCCTTTGCTTTTTTCTTGCTGCCTTTTCGGTTGTAGGCTACCCAGCATTGTTCAAAAAGTTCAGATTTTTCTTTTTCTTTTAGACTTTTTTCTTTTTCTTCTTTACATATTATTGTGTCATTATTTATGGTTGCAGTATTATTAGTGTTATTATTTATATTATAATTATTATTTGGTGTGTATTCGGCTACACACCCGTGTGTAGTGGAATACACACCCGTGTGTAGTTGACTACACACCCCCCCCGTTGTTGTGTATTTCATATTTTCAAACAAATCACCAAGACGAAATGCTGTCCAACTTCCAGTTTCGTTTTTGATTACTTGTTTTTCAAGCAAACCCAATAGGCATAACTTGTCAAGCCTATCCCTTAATGCTTGTTTCTTTATATCAAGTATTGGTAGGTCTGAAATCACATTTGCGTAAGATATTGAGAAGTACATTTTGTCGTGTATTGCAAACTTAATGATGTCTTTTCTGTTCATAGAATCAGCAAGCACATTAAGTAGAAGCAAGTCAGTAACATCCAATTTGTAAATCTTGTCACCGACTGATTTTCTAATTGCTAGAGCAATTTCTTGACTAAAACCAAAGATTTCAAGTTTCATAGTGTGGTTGTATTTAAAACACCATAGGCGGTACTAATTTCGGCAACCACTCCAATTTCGTACCGCCCAATGGCGTTATTTTTTATGTTAACCCTTTGTGCTTAATGTGGTTGGCTGCACAAACAAGTGCTTGTTATCATATTTATTTTGCAAAGATATTATTGATTTTTTAAAAATGCAACATTAAATATCAAAATTTATTGTTAGTTGTTGTTTTTCTTGTGCTATGCGTTTGTGCGCGATGTCATAATACCTCTTATCCAGTTCAAAGCCAATGAATCGTCTTTTCTCCTTTATTGCGGCGAGTAATGTAGTCCCGCTGCCGCAGGTGCAATCAAGAACAACATCCCCTATCCTTGTGGAGTCAAGAATAAGTTTTTGAAGAAGTTTTATCGGTTTCTCGTTTGGGTGTACAAGTTGTTCTGGAGGAACTTTGTTGCAAAATACAATATCATCTGGTCTTCCATTTTGAAATTGAAAATTAGGCATAGGACAGAAAACTATGCTTTCGTAGCGTGATGCGTATGCGCGTTTCAGGTCACCCATAGAGTGATTACCTTTATCCCAAATAAGCACATTTTTTGGCGGCATATCGTATTTGACAAGTTCATCAATAACCGCTTGTTGCTTATCCCAGCGTGTAAACAAGTAAATTGCGCCAGTGTTTTTCATTACTCTTGGTAAATGCTTAATAAAGTCAACAAATGGTTGTTTATCGTTTGCTATTTTGTCAAACCGAGAGTTTTTATTGATGCGCCTTGCAGACTGGTAATCTATTCCGTAAGGGAGGTCGGTTATGCACACATCAATGCTGGCTGGTTTAATTTGTTTAATAAGAGCGCAGCAATCTCCCAAATAAACTTCATCTATTTGCATTTTAGTCAAATAAACTTAATTGTTGAACTTTTGAGCCATCACTTAAAATCGTAATGTTGTTACACTCTTTGTCAAACCACTCACAACCAAGCCTAAAATAGTCTGCGTCAAGTTCGCATCCCCAATAATCGAAACCAAGTTTATATGCGGCGATACGGCTGGATTGCGAGCCCATCATCGGGTCAAAAATTTTGTCGCCTTGTTCCGCATAGTTTTGTATCAGCCAGCCGTAGAGTTCGACTGGTTTTTGCGTTGGGTGGAATCTACTATCATCACGCGCTTGCGGTTGTTGCCTATAAATCTTTGCGTTTTTGTTGAACGATGTCCACGCATATTCACACATGGCCATTGAAAAGTTCTCGGGTTGCTTTTTATCCCAAATTATAAAACACCTTGTCATAGGCATATTGTCAAAGTAATTTGCTCCCCAAATTATTTGGTTTTTGCTGACGCGGCGCAATTCCTCGAACCACTCTCTTTCTGGTTGTACATCCCAATCATTTAATGCCTTGATGCTTTCAGCACCTTTTCTTTTAACGTACCGAGTAAATCTTCCGCCATGAAAACGACCGCCGTAAATCAAACCGCTGTCTTTATGTGTATATGGTGGGTCGCAGATTGCTAAATCAAAGAATTTATCTGGAAGCCCTTTCATAAAATCCATGCAGTCGGTGTTGTGTACTTCGCTAATCATATCAAAAAAGTGTTAGTTGTTGTGTATGTTGTTGTATTCTTTTGTTTGCTAAATCATAATATTCTTCGTTGATTTCAAACCCTATATAGTTTCTTTTTTGCTTAATGCAAGCGATAGCGGTTGTGCCGCTGCCGATAAATGGGTCTAAAACCACATCGTTAGGATTTGATGATAGCATAATAAACCTTTCAACAAGCGCGATAGGTTTTTGTGTCGGGTGAATCCTATCGTTTGGTGGCACTTGTACTTGTTTCCAAACCCTGTTGTAAAGTTCGTTGATTTCAATCTTGTTTAATGCAGTTCCGTAGTCATATATGCGTATGACGAATTCTACATTTTGCGAGAAGCGGTTTCTATTTATTATAGAAAGAGGTTTCTCCCAAACAAGGATACTAAACATCAATCCGTTTTTTTCTGCCCACATAGTGTAGTATGGGACTTGTGTTTCATTACAAAAGATGTACATATTTGGGATTTTTAAAACACGGACAAATTCGTGTAGAATCTTGTCTATTTCTTGTTCTCCAAATTTGCTCATCTTTGACATCATAAATCCCTTAGTGCTGTACAATTTACTATTTGCGAAAGGCGAGTGACCGTCTGCGTAAGCCTTACCAGTTATCTTGTTTATGCCGCGACCTTTAGTGTGAAGATATGGCGGGTCTGTGACAATAAGGTCAATGCTTTTGTCTTTGATTTGCTTTAACCCCACAAAACAATCTTCATTGTAGATGTTGTTAAGTTTTGTGTTCATAATCAATCAAAACAATGTAAGTTGTTGCTTTTCTTCGTTTATACGTTTTAACGCTATATCGTAGTATGCTTTGTTAATTTCAAAGCCAACAAAGTGCCGTTTCTCTTTAATGCTTGCTATTGCCGTTGTTCCACTACCCATGAATGGGTCTAGTATTATGCCATTTTGCGGACAATGCAGCATGATATATCTGCGAATGTGGTTTATTGATTTTTGTGTTGGGTGATACCCGCCCTCTTTTACAAGTGGCGATGTGTAAACTTTCTTTTTAAACTCAACCGACAAATCATTATTCCAAAAAGTTCCTTTTTCATGCACATATACGATAAACTCAACATCGGATATATAGGCGTTATTGCCAGTTGGCATCGGGTTTGTTTTTTGCCAAACCAACAACGTGGCTTTCAGCCCTTTGTTTTCAAAAAACGACATTGTTTTGCTTATTTGTGAATTTGAACAAAAAATAAGCATATTTGCTTTCTTGCAAACACGAATAAGTTCGTTAAACACGTTTTCGTAATCAAACCCACTAGAAATAAATTCAATAGAGTCTTTCAGTTTTCTTGAGCGTTGTGCTAAAGGTGAATTGCCGCCACCAGTTGAATCCAGTATGTATGGAGGGTCGGTTATAATAAGGTCAACTGATTTATTTGGTATTCTTTTTAAACCGACTAAACAATCCTCGTTATAAATTATATCTAGTTCCA